CCATACTTAGTTACATAAGTGTATGTCTTTGGACTTCCTATTAGCATCTTAGCACTTGAACTACTTAAAGCTGCTTTGCTTAGATACCCATAGTAGAACTCATCTGACATCATATTGTCCAGTAGTTCTTGTTTGTCCCATTCTTTTCCGTCTAATAGTCTAATCTTGCTCATCTATCTTAATTATTAATTGTTTTAGTATTTCAGGGTTTGATATTACACCTTGTGAGTTAGGAAAGTTAAACATCACATACCATTTGCCATTCCTTGTCTTATCACTATCACAAGATAGTATGTCTCCTTTGGTGTAGTTGTAATAGAAATCATAGTCATTCTTAACGAATCCTAGTTCTATTAGTAGTTCTTCTGTCATAATCCTAGTTTGTTTTTGGTTTCTAGTATCTTAATCTGTTTCTCCAGTTCCTCTATTCTCTCATCAGCTTTCCTAGCTCTCTCTACTGCTCTCACTTTGTCAGCTAGACTCTCAGATATAATCCTATCAAAAGAGAACCTCTCATCCTCTAGTGCTTGAATATATCTTAGTTGTCTAAATAAAGCATCCTCAAAAGCCTTTAGCTCTTTACTATCAGACTTCTTAGTCCACTTCATAACAAGATCTAATAGCATCTGCATATCTGCATTATTCTGCAGCTCTAATAAGTTTCTGTCTACTTTGTACATCTGTCTATTTTTAACAAAGATATTAAATAATTTTAATTACACAACTATTTTTTATCTCTCCATTGAGTATAGCATACTGCTAGTCTTTGGTCATTTCGTGGGTACTCTGTATTCATAGTACTATCACTCATACATCTAGTCATAAAGTCTTTCTGTGTTTCTCCTGATTTTGGTTTTGGTAACGGCATCTTATCTTTCTTTATAGTTATAATTATATGGACTTACTATTCCTTCTTTTATATTGTTAGCCTCTTGGTTTCTTTTCTCTCTTACAAAAGCTATCTCTCTTTCTATAAAATCCTTAGCCTTATATAAGTCTTGTAGCTCATCATCTTTCTTTCCTGCTCTTACTATGTATTTAAGTGCCGAACCTCTTTGAAAATTAAGCTGATAGTCTTGGCAGATGTCTATCACATCATACTCGCCAGTAGCCTCATAATGTATTGCGTTACCTCTCATTTTTAATCTTTAAGTATTTGTTATAATATTTTTTAGTATCTAGGTATGTGTACCCTTTATATATCCCACCATTCCACATTCTTACTAACTCCTCCTCTGTAGGGAATCTACAATGCTTCTTTAGGAACACTTCTTTGCCATAACACATATATAGCTTAAATACCTCCTCAGAAGCTTTCTCAGAGAACATCTGCTCGTGGTAGTAGTTAGTACCATAAATCCTATTAACATCCTTTAAAACGCTTCTCTGTATCTGTAGGATGCCATATGACCTTCCACCATCTCCTATAGAGTCAGGATTGTTATTTGTCTCTACAGTCTTTAGGATAGTCATTATAGATACTAGTGTGGATAATATATAAATCATTAGTATTGTATTTGTTGTACCTCTAGATGTTTGATGTCATCGTACTTGCACTTGATTAATTGGTCTTTCCTATTCCATTTACTTCTAGAATAAATCTTTAAGAAATCATATTTGCTTTCAGTAACTTCATTAATTGTATTAGCAAAAGATAATAATTCTTCTCTGTTAAATACACAAAAGGATTTTAGTTCTACTACATCAAATACTATAAATTGAGCATCTCCTTTTAACCATCCATCGTTTCCTAGTACGTTTACTGTCTCTAGCCATATACAATCTAAATGTCTACTGCCTTTAACATCTACGCTAAAATCATTAACAAAGAAATCTATATGTCTGTGTATGTCAGTATGCTTACTAGACTTAATCACTTTATGACCTCTAGACTCCATTGTTGTTTTAAACAAATCTTCTGTTTCTTTGCCAACTTTGTTTGAGTATTCTCGTCTATCTTTTGTTACCATTATTCTATCTTTAAAAACTCTGCTTCTCCGTGCTGCTTAAACCACTCTTTGTTCTCGTGGTACTTATCAATGACTGCATCTATCATAACAAGCTCATCAATAGTTGAGGTAGATATTTTACTTATCAAGTCCTCTAACTTGTTTAAAACATTAGTAGTCATCTCAGGATTGTTATCATAGATGTTATTGTAGTTGGTATTAAATACCTGCTCTAACTCTTTGATACTTCTGTTTACATTATACTTTACTGACTCCTTATAAAACTTACTGCCTTTTAATGAGTCCATAGTCTCAATAAGTAACTGAGATAATAGTATTGCCTTTAGGTAATTTAATTCTGTCATTTGTTTAAATTTATTATTGTTGCCTGTTCTTCTCTTAGTAGGTAGACTTCTTTGTTACTTCTACTCTTAGTCCATAGTGTAGTATCAGGACAGTATAGTTGCTCAGTTGGGTCTAGCTTTAACTCATTAAGCCAAAATAAATAGTTAGCCTTAGGGTCATTCACAAAGTATATCTTGACCATATCTGCAGGCATATCCATTAGCTTGTCGTATTTAAGTTTCTCTAGCATCTTGGTCTCATAGTACTTTTTTCTGAACTTCATTTCTACCACGCAGGGATGTCCTTTAGGAGTTTCTCCTACTGCGTCATAATGTTCAAAACCACCACCACACCAATCTAAGTCCCAACCATCTAGGTTTAATATCTGTATTACTGCCTTCTCTAAATTATGTACTTTATTTATATCCATTCTCGTATATTTCGTTCAGTTGTGTAATCCATCTGTTAATCTCTTTAGGATTACAAGTACAAGGTTTGTAGAACCTGTGATTGAAATATACTGCGTGTAATTGACATAGCATTTCAAACTCCTCAGGAGCTAAGGTATTCTTTTTGTTGTTCCTAAAGTTTGTCCAGTCTATGTAGTCTTGTTTGTTCATTTTAACTTCTTCCATCTCTGCTAATTGTGATTTTGTTAAGTTTGTTTTTTCTTTCCTCACACCCACAGTCCTCGCCAAATATCTTTTTGGTAAGCCACTTAATTCCTGTGTAGGTGGTAATCTTTTCTATTAAGTCTCCTAATCCCATTTTTTTCTTTTTTCACGTCTACGTTGTTGTTTTAGCATTATTGCTTTGTCTCTTTCCTTTCTATACTCCCATCCTGTAATTGGGTGTATCTGATTTTTTATGAGTTCTTCTATTCTGTTCATTTGAATAAGTCTTTTAAATGTTTCTTTACTTTTCTATAAGTGTTATAAAGTGAGTAATAACTTATGTTTGTTTTGTCGCTTAAAGATTGGAAACTCTCTCCTGAATCTATAATCTCAAATACCTTTCTATCATACCAGTACAAAGATTCCATTTCTTTATTGAGCTTATCATATAATACTTGGTAGTCTATATGTAGTTCTTGATGTAGCTCTTTTGTTATTTCTTCTAATCCTAATACCTCTACCTTAGCTTCTTTTCTTTTAAGGTCTAAGAATAGAGTTTGTAGGGTTCTGTAGACATAGTAGTAATTAACCTCCTGCTCATTGTACATTATATCAGTTCCTGCTTTGACTAGCCTGTCAATCTTAATGTACATCTCCATCACTATATCCTCTGCGGTGTCAGGATTAACTCCAAATGATTCTACTATATCACACCAGTCTTGATGCTTTTTAAAGATTATCTCTAATACCTCCATACCGTTATATGTAAACCAAACAACAGACACATAATTGTAATCTGATGGTAAAAATCGTCTTGGTCTACATCGTCTAGGTCAGGCTCTAAGTTAGGATTGTAATATAACACTCCTGCTGATAATCCGTATATTGGTATAATCTGTAAATCTACCCCTACACTACCGAAATCTATTTGCATATATTATTTTTAAAATGGTACTTCTGTTTGTTTTTCATTAAAAGGCTCTATTATATTTCTGTGGTTTACCTCAAACCCTACATTATTTATAATGCTTTTTAATCTTATTGGTTCGTCTAGACTTGTTGGTCTACCTCCTGTATCTATATCTTTTACTTTCCTAACGTGAATGAGTGAATACATCCAGTCTCTTGGGTGTTGTATGTATCTGTGAATCACTAGAAAGTCATCAGCTCTGTTTACAAACTTACCTCCTCCTTCTACATCACTAGCCATAGGTGGGATAGGATGCTCTGCATACTCGTGGTTAGCTCCGTGCTTCTTTCTTAAAGCCTCAGTAGCTGCGTGTGTGTTAAGCCATATTGTTATGTTGTTAGTCTTGCAGAATATTCTCATCTCGCTTGTTGCTTGGTAATCGTACTCGTGTCCACTTAAACCCTTCAATACATTCTTATCTTTTATAAGAGAGTTGTAAGGGTCTATAAGCAGTCCATCATAGTGCCAAGCGTTCTTAACGTGTTGGGCTAATTCTAGCACTTGTTTGTATGTGTATAGGTCATTAGGTTCTATAAACTTAAAATGTTCATTTATCCAAGATACTCTCTTATCAAAAATCTCATCCTCTATTTTATTAATTGGCTTTGCTTCTATAAACTCTACCAGTTTTCTTATAAGTGCATAAGGTTCATTCTCTGCACTAAATACTAGCCAT